TAGGATTCCGCACTATTCAGCAAGATACTAAATAAAGTCTATGCAGTTAAGTACAAAATCCCATCCTACCGTCTATTCAATTTTTAGCACAGCCATAGCCGTACGGTAGCGAAGCTATAACCATGCATTTTTTAATTTTTTCATATTAAAAAATTTATTAGGCTACAACATTGTAGCCTAACTACAAAGTTAATTCAATAGAAATAAAAAAACAAATTTCATGAAAGCAATATCCATCAAACAACCGTGGGCGAGCTTAATCGCAAACGGTATCAAAGACATCGAGAACCGGACATGGAAGTGTCCTCAGAAGTACATTGGACAAAGAGTGCTGATTCATGCAAGTGGCTGTCATGGTAAGAAGTTTGAAATAAACCTAACCGATGAACAGATGAAACAGGCTTTTCCATTAATTTCTGAGAAAAGTACTTCGGGGAAATGGGAGTTTGGTTCCATTATCGGTAGCGTCGTGATAGCTGACTGCGTTCAGAACCATCCTTCAGTCTGGGCTGAGAAAGGTTGCTGGAACTGGGTGCTGAAAGATGCAGTACTATTTGATAAGCCGATTCAAAATGTGAAAGGAAAACTTGGTTTTTGGGAGTATAAAATAAAAGTTCCACTTTCCTTTATATCAAACAAGGAAATCTATGACTATTTGATGATATAATCAAATGCTCTGTCTAAACATTTATTTATATCATCTTCTGTTAATATTAAATGAAATCCACTATGGTCATGCCCAGGTTTTATTTGAATTTTATTGATAGTATCGCTTGAAGGAATTCTAATAATATATGATATATCATGAAATGTAAAGGAATTAGCTGAAACATCTGGACGGATATATAAAAACACATTTATACAGTTTAATAAATCCGATTTTGACAAGCTCAAAATATATCTCCTGATATCTGTATTTGAGTAACCTAATAGTTTAAACATTGCAATAGTATAAGTTAGAGGAGATTTTGTATTAAATTCCGTAGTGCCTGATTTGTAAATATCTTCTTGAATATATAAATCTATTCCGTTTAAAATCGTATTTACATCTCTTACTGACAATGAATCAAATTTGTTGTTAATTTGTTTTGAAATATGCCTGATAGATTCTTTTGTTATGCAACATTTTTCAGATATAACTTTATATAAATATTCACGTGCTATTTCATCTATAGAATAGAAAAATGGTTGATGGGATGTGAATTTGTTGATATAACCATCATAGTTAGCTTCTTGTCCATAAAAATGCTGGAAAATACTTTTAGTTTTATTATAATCAAATACTGTTATGATATTGTCAAATCCAAATTTATTTGGCAATAATTCTGAATATGTAGTATCTTCTTCTTTTTGAGTACTACTGTTTTGATATTGGTATACTCTGTCAATATGTGCAGAGAAAATATTTAAAATTCTGAATAGATGAGCAGGATCCATACGGTCCAAGTCTTCGATGATTAAAATAACTTTTTTGTTGTTACTTTTACAGAACCATTGAATATTATCAATTATAATTTGAGTGATTAAATCAATCTCATAAGGACTTCCTATTCTCTTTGAAAAAGATTCTAAAAAGGTTGCTATAATTTGATTCTCATCTTGGCTTTGAATTGCGTCCTTATATTCTTTATATTTTTTAGCCATCTTTTTCGACCAATTTAAAGCATGGTATCCAGCTAAGAAAAGAGATGCTGTTTGTTCTGGAACACCTAGACTTGGTAGTATTTTTAATAGATTTCCCAAGAATGAGTCAGAATTCTGCATAATAAAGAACTGGAATATTAGTGAATCAGGGATTTCATAAGATGGCTCTATCATTTTCTTTGAAACCATTTGTATAAGAATATCTCTTTTAATATACTCAAAAACCTCTTTATTATCAGCTATCTGATAATTAACCGGATATATGGTAATAAATTCATAACTATCTCCATATTTCTTTTTGAACTCATTTAAAAAGAATGTTTTCCCATCTCCAAATTTGGCTGAGAAAATGGTACGTTCGTTAATATCAAGATGGCCTTTGAAAGCTTTAAGTTCGTTTTCTATTGGTATAAGTTCCATAACTATAAATTTGTATCGTTTCAGCAAAATTATAAGTAAAATATGAGAATCAACAAATAAAAATAAATAAGTTATAAACACATAATCGTGATTATAATTCTAGACAAATCATATCGGGCTTAAATGGATAAAATTTTTCTTTTTATTTGTTCATTCAAATAAAACTTACGAAGTTTGTAACAAGTGTAAACTATGATAATTTGAACTAATATGGATATTCAAGAAAAAGCAAACTCTTATGCTGAGGGGAAAGCCAAGGAAGCTATAACAAAGGCCATTGCTCAAGCATATATAGATGGATACAAAGATGGTTATAAGAGCGGTCAAGAAAATATAAAAACCGAATGTAATGATGCGGAATTTGTTGACCTTGGCTTGCCGAGCGGGACTTTATGGGCATCTGATTATTTGAGAGATGCGAATGGGAATATTAGTTTTGTCACTTATGAAGAAGCTAAGAATTACTCATTTCCCAATGTTGAACAATGGGAGGAATTGAATTCATTTTGCAAGTGGCTTGTAAAAGATTTAATTGATGGAAAACAAATTCGGTGTGTAGGTCCTAATGGAAATTACATATCCTTCTCTACTACAGGATTAATTAAAGCAAATTCGTATGTCAATAAATCTTATATTTATATGTGGCTAATGGACGAAGGAAAGTCCACAAGTAAAAATTGTATAAGAATAAACTATGACAAAGATTGCACACCTACGTTTAGCCGAAAGTTAACAGTTTCTTTTTGCGGCTTCAAGCTTCCAGTTAGATTAGTTCATTAATATTTAAATAAAAACACGTATCTGTGAATACCCGGTAACTGCTTTGTGGCGGTTATCGGGTATTTTTATTTCCAACTAATTAAAATCAATAAGAATCTTTGGGAAAAGGATTCTTATTATTCAATCAAGTATGAAATGATGTCATATAAATCTTTCAATAGCTTGACTATTGGATAACCGTTAAGTTGTTCCTGATACATAAAGTACAATACCTTTACAGAAGCTTGCATGAGTAAATTTTTGAAATTCATAATTAATCTCGCCTCCGATTATATCAGTCTACCGACATGGTACACTTCACCCGAAAAGCGAGATTGGCTTCTGCTTCTGCGAAACTACAAATCAGCATTCAAATAAAAAAGGACACTCATTATACAATATTGATAATCAGTCTATTATAAAAATCACCTAAATTCTATTACGAATCTAAGTTGAATCAATCTAAATAACAGAGTGATAAATATGTGAGTTATTAAAATCAAAATCATTATGAACTTAAACAAATTGAGAGATAAAGCCTACCAGTGCGCAGTAGCCCATGGATGGCACGAAGAGAACCTGAGTGACGAACATTTCCTCTGCCTGGTCATATCCGAACTTATGGAAGCTGTGGAAGCAGACCGGAAAGGGAAATATGCGAAAGTTGCAATGTGCAAAGAATGGCAAGGGAATAGCGTCCCATTGACCGAAGAAACTAGGAAAAGGAGATTCATGGAAGACTTTGAGGCATTTATCAAAGGGACTGTCGAGGAAGAACTTGCCGATGCCTGCATCCGTCTGCTGGATTTGGCTGGATTGAGAGGAATAAGCCTGTCAAGTGTACCATTTCCTTTTCATCATAGAAAAGAGTATAAGGAGGAAAGGAGTAAATTGACATTCACAGAATGGGTCTATGATGTGATTCGCCCAATAGCAAGATACAATAAGGATAACTATCCGATAGGCTATCTGTTTATAGGTGTTTTGCAAGAACTTTTCTGTAAGGCTGAAATCATGGGATTTGATTTACTTTGGTTCATCGAGCAGAAGATGAAATACAATGAACTACGTCCATATAAGCATGGAGATAAAAGCTACTGACCATATGAAACACGTATTCTACGCATTAATCATCATACAAGCCCTGTACGAGCTTGTGAAGCTGTTCAGATGTAAATCCCTATATCAACATGCAAAAGTCTTTCAGAAGCTGGATAAGACATCAAAAAGATGGTATCTGATGGCGCATCCGTGGCTTCATGTTGCATTATTCATGGATACTATCGGACTTATATTGCTGGGGATGGGATTGTTTTCAAGCCAGTGGATATGTTTCCTTGTTGTCCTGGCCATGAGTTTCAGTCAGATCCAAAAGCTGGGAGCATGGGCGGTGTTCCTGGACAGTCTGGTTACGATCATCGTCTACACTTTCGCCATCCTGAATGCATATCACTTGGCATAAAAATAGGGAGCCAGCCCACACGATTAGAAGCCAACTCCCCCACACGATTATGATGCAAATATAAGAATTTCCAACTAAATAAATCGTGCTATGACAAAAGAATTTTCATCAATCGTGGAGTTGAAATCAATACGTGAACAGAAATCAAGATTATCAGAACGCGAGCAGGAGTTATCCTCCCCTATCCTGACTGATTTTACTCTCATCCCGGAGATTTATGAGTGGTTCAGAGAGATACTTTCCGATGCAGATTGTCCGCCCAATCCAGAAAGTGCTACCCAGCGGAAGAAGTTTCTCTTTATCGTGTTGTTCCTCTTCGCCCCCAGCGTGCTTGCCGGCGGACGGCTACCGAACGGTATCCGGGCAGAGATTTCCGGCGTGTTCCCGGATGTCTCCCCGTGTGTAATATCAAACAATATCGCTGATGTTTCCTTTATCTACCAGCAGTATAAGGATTTCCGGCAGGATATAGAGTACCTTTACTACCAAATCGTAGAAAGATTGAAATCCAAAGGACTAATCAAGTAACCCCGTTCCGAAAGGCTCGGGGTATTTTTATGAAACATTTTGCCAATTGTTTGTTCTTGGTTTAAGCAATCTTAGGCTAAAAATCACCATGTTGGTAACTTTGTCTCAAAGAGATAATAACAGCTATCCTTACGGCTGAAAAGTATAAACCCTGCCATCGGTAAGAAGTGAGGAGCTTGCCTTTGGTGGGGTAATTTTTTAATCTAAGATTCACTGAGACATGAAAACAAATCAAGAAATGGTAAGGCAAATGGGGAATTTAGAAGTTATTCAACGCACTGTTGACGGCTATTTCAATGCTACCAGGCTTGTAAAGTTATGGAACGAACGAAACTCCTCAAACAAAGAATTGAAGAAATACTTTGAAAATGAATCGACCAAGGAATTAATCGCTACCATCGTTGAAAAAGAAAATCTAAATGGGCAAAATTCTCCCTATTTAAGTTCACGCGGTAAATGCGGTGGAACCTGGGTTCATCCTGTATTGTTCATTGATTTGGCTATGTGGCTAAATGCGTCATTCAAATATGATGTAATCAAATTCGTTTCTGATCAAATGATTCGTTACCGGAATGATGCTGGGGACGCTTATAGGGAACTCTCTTCTGCCATCATGAAAATCGTTCCCAAAGACTTTATGCTTAAAACCATGCAGAAAGTTGGTGAAGCCTTGAACTGGGTTATCTTCAACAGTCATGAAAAGATGCTACGTAATAAGCATGGTGAGGAACAAAAACAACGTGAATTGTGGCAGTTCGAAAAGAAGGTTGCTGATTTGGTCAATGAAGGTTTCTTGACCGACTATGAAAGCCTTATCGGGTATCTGAGAATTCAATACCAGAAAAGGAACTATCCAAAGGTCTTTGCTAATGCTGGATAAAATATTACAAAAGTAGAAAAGCCGAAGCGTTATGCTTCCGGCTTTATGTTTAAACATTTTGAATAAATGTAATTCTTGAAGTCTAATCTTAGTTCGTGAACACGAGGCGAGATTTTCTCGTATTGATTTATTAGTTCTGATAATATCTCTCGGGTCTTATATTCAAGTTCCTTTAAACTACTTTCGTTTAACTCTGAATCGGAATTTTGCTTCTTTAATTTGAATAAAATAATTTGTTTTTTAATATGGAGATTATAAATATACCCAGATATTTTATGAATGTTGTCAATAATTGATTTATCGTCTATAAACAATTCTAATAACGCTTCGCTGGATTGTTCTTCTTGGTATAAATCATCCATTTTCTTGATATATCTATCAATATCATCGTTGTCATCTAAGGTTGGAAGCCGCATGATATGAGAAAGCCATTGGTATAATTTTTCGTTGGCATTTATTATTGCATTCCTTTCAGTAGAATATATCTCAGATTTTACATTAGTAAGTAGAGATAACTGACTTTTTAGAGCTTCTGTCTGATTGGTGAATTTTGTTTCGATTTCCTTTATTTTATTTGTAATTCCACTTATTGCTTGTTTCTCTATTAATTTCTTTATCCATTCAGAACATAGGACGATAATTAGCTGTATCAAAATGAACAAAAGAATAATTTCCCAAAGTGGATATTGTGATTCAATTAATGTTTTAGTGATTTCTCCTTCCATAATTATTATTCATTTTCATTAAATACAAATGCTCCCTTTTTATATTCATTACTCATATCTCTATTTTCATCTTTATAGAAAGCATAATCATCTTGAAATTTTGAAACATATAATTCTTTCTCTCTATCTGTAGCTAATAATTCTACTCGTAGATTATTGAAAATTGCATATTTCTCAATTAGAGGTTTAAACTTTTCTCTTCCATTACTTGACAGGCAATTATAAAATAGCATAATAAGTTCATATTGTGATAGACTAGCTCTCATAATGCATGCATATTCATATTTTTTATTTTTATCGTTTACAAAAATTGGAGCCTCGTCAATAAATTTAAAAACCCGATAAAGATGTCGAAAATAATGATCTAGTACATTAACATCCTTGTCTTCTTCATAAGATATTATTCCTTTTTCTCTAATTCCATTTTCGATGCCCCAATATGGAAATGTTTTCTCTCTATACAATATTTGAAATACTTGTCTTCCATGAAAGACACTACCATATAGTCTATCAGCACCATCTGTTGGAGTAAATGATAAATTGTTAGTAATTTCTTCTTGAATCTGTATTAATTGAAATAAGTTACTTTCAAATCGTTCTAATGCAATATCTTTCCTTTGCTGTTCATTTGCTTTGAACTGTACCCAGAAAGCGAGGAAAGTAAGTATTGCAGCAGCTATTGCAACAAATGGCCCCATTATGCCTCCTATGGTATCACCTATTTGGCCAGTATTTCTAAAGTCTAATTTACCAGGTTCTGTAAACCATGCTGGAAAACAACATATAATGCCAATAAGAGCAATGAAGATGGCTAAATTTATCCAGAAATCTAATGTGAAGGTATTATTCTTTTTGCTATTTCCTTTATTTTTCATTTTCATCAAACCATTTATTCTGATTAAGAATTTCATATAATTGATTACCTATATCGTTTAATTTCCAAGAAGGTTCATCAATCCAAACGCCACCAACAAAGTTATCTATCAATCCCAAATTGATAAAATTATTTGCTTCGATAGAATCTTCCTTATTCTGTTCTTTGTAGAAAGGCAATTTTTTAAAATCTAGTAAAAAGGATTTATATACTATAGAACAAAGACGAAGCATCATGTCGTTATCTATTTCATTCAATATTCTAGCTTTATAAATCATTCCCATAATCCTAGCCTTTTCCTCTTCTTCTGAAATATACAACAAGTGTAACAAATATGAAGAAATATGCTCATAGTCCTTTTTATCTAAACTGCTGAGAAAATTGTTTTTTTCTTCTTCGCTTATTTCATCTGACTGTTCAATAAACTTTGCCAGTTTTCTTATAAAGAACAAGTCTATTACATTCAAACCTATTTTCCCTATCCTTAATAAGGAACCCAAGATTGGCATTCCACTTAGACTGTCTATTATATCTGTTGCAATATCTAATCCTAGTTTACTATTATCTTTAAGGTATTTAATATCTTGACTGGATTTTTGTATATCAAATAGATTTATTTTATGCATATATCAAATCAAATAAATAATAACTTTGAAAATAATCTCAGGCCCAAGTAATTTGACCTATACAAAATTTATTAGCTGTATAAGAAAAATTATAGTTGTTATTAGCGTTGAGATAATTGTGAATAAAGAACGAAGAGTTGTTTTGCTAATCCTTTTTCCATATTGATAGATTTCCTTTTCCGATTTATTCATAATATTACTATCAAAACGACTTTTTTCCATCATTTCATAATCAACAAACACTAAATGAAGCATATTAATTATAGGTAATATCATCCACCAAGGACTCATTGTTGAATTTGGCATAGCAATAATAACGAAATATCCTGCTATCAACATATTATTAAAAGAAAATAGTTTATCATGAATCCTGTCATAATATCGAAGGATGTCTCGTTGTCCTTGTTTTTCTTGCTCCTTAAAATTTTTGGTTATTTCATCAATATCTTTAAAAATATTGTCTAATTCTTCAGCCATTATTATTTGATTTTCTTATTAAGGTAATTAATAAAAGCACTACAAGATACAAGCATAAATAAGGCTTCTTCAGCTTGTGGTACATAATTACCATCATTATCCATTAGTGCATGTCTAACACCTGTGTCTGGTTGATTAGTATAAGCATATAATTTATCAAAAGCACTTTTTAATAGTTTGTGAATTACAATACCATTTGACTCTAATGTATTCAAAGCCTTACCTAGGGTATCTTCTCCTGTTTTTTCACGACAAAAGACTTCAACTGCAGATATAGATTCCTTTATGGAATTTCTATAATCAGCATCAGGCCTTTTAGAATATAATTCCAGCGCATTATTTAAATGTATCTTAATATTATCCTTACTTGAACTTAATGCTGTTTCAATCGTTTTGATTTCTTCCTCTGATGTGATTTCTACAATCTCTTTGTTTACAATCCTATAGGCAAAATTTAAACGTCTAAAATTACGGTTCAATTCACCCACAAAAATATCAGCAGAAATAGACACTTGCAAATCTTTTTTACCATTAAAATATAGGTATTTAATACAAATTTCAATAAGGTCTAGTTTTTTAAACCATTCATTTCGTTCGTTTTTTATGTATTTAGATATTATATCAGTGTAAATAGTCCACTCAGATTTACGCATATTTAGGAAATTTGTCCAAATATATTCATCTAAGTTGAGATATATAAAAAGACAATCAACGCTATTTAGTCTTTCTTTTAAAATATCATAACATGTTAGAATTGCATTTTTTATCTCCGGTGTAATTCTCTCCCTAATAATTACATCTGATGGTTTTGTATAACCATATCTTTCTGAAAATAGTGCCATTGTTTATTCCCCTTTCTCAATTTTTATTTTCTTTCCACAATGAGGGCATGTTATAAAACTATTGTCTTCCCTTTCTTCATTAAACAAATCGACAACATTAACTCCTAGTGCCTTAGCTATATCTCCTAATTTTCCGATAGTAGGATTACCGGAAACAGCAGCATATAAAGCCTGGTAAGTTACTCCCATCTTCTTTGCCAAATCCTGCATGGTTATTCCTTGCTCCTTACAGATCTCTTGTACTCGTAACATATTATTCAAATTATAGTTTGATGCAAATATAAGAACATTTTTCAAATTATAAATAGATACATTAAAGAATAATATCAAAAAATAATTTGAAAAATTTCTGCTAAAAGTTTTGTTTATTCAAAATAAAACTTGATATTTGCAATCAGAAAATCAAAATATAATTTGAATAACAATTTACACACACGATTATGAAGACATTAAAAGAACAAGTAGAAGAGATTAAGAGCATGAAAGGTTCTAAGGCAGCAAAGAAAGCGGCTTTCGTCAAGTTGGGTTTGAGAAAGTATGAAGTTGAGTTGCTTATGTCTGAACTGCCTAAAACAATCAGAGAAACGCACAAGTTCACTTTTGGTGTTGAGATTGAATGCCTGGTAGCTGCAAGCCTTATGAGAGAAAGTGCAACAAGAAACGAAATGACTTTTCAGTATGAGGGTTATAATCACGTTGACAACAACCACTATTACAAGTTCGTATCTGATTCTTCTATCAGAGGTGAAAATCCTATCGAATGTGTATCGCCAGTTCTTACTGGTAAAGAGGGTATGAAAAGCCTAGAAACATGCTGCAAAGCTTTGAATGAAGCAAATGCACAAGTGAATATCTCTACAGGCTTACATGTTCATATCGGGGCTGCAACTCTGTCCGGCGAAGCCTATGTAAATGTATTCAAGAACTATCAGAAACTAGAGAAGGTGATTGATACTTTTATGGCTCGTTCAAGACGTGCAAACAACAGCCAGTGGTGCAAAACTCTTCAAGGTATAAGCTTTGAATGTTGCAGAACGAGATATGACGTTCTAAACGTAATGAGAGACAACAGATATTTTAAGGTGAACGCATGTTCTTATGCCCGTCACAAGACTATAGAGTTCAGACAGCATCAGGGTTCTACGGACTTCGAAAAGATTTCTAACTGGGTTAACTTCTGCGCCAAGCTGGTTGCCTGGTCAAAGAAGAACGTGCTGAGTTCAGATATTAATTCAATTGACGAGATACCTTTCTTGACAAAGAAAGAAAAGTCGTTCTTCAAATCACGTGCTGAGGTTCTTGCATGAGCCTCGCACATCTAAAATATAATTTATAAACTTAAAACTTACGATTATGAAGAAAATTGAAAAGATGTTGGTAAACGCAATACTAGACGCAATAGACAACAACGAAGGCAAGTTTGTCATAGACGCTGAAGACGACGTGCTGGTAGAGATTGAAGGCAACTATAAGATTAATGGCTGTTATGAGCCTTACGGCGCTATGTTTCTAAACAAAAGATGGGTGACTAATAGCGCTAGCGTGAAGATAGAGAAAGTCACGGCTTACGATGGCGAATATGAAGTTGAAGCATATATAGATATAGAAGCTATTGAGACAGAAGTAGAAAGAAACTTATAAACCAAAATATATGTGCTGTATTATCTATAAGCCAAAGGGTGTTCAGATGCCAACTCTGAACACCTTGAATAAAGTTCAGAGAATCAATCATCATGGTTACGGATTTGTTTCTTCAAAGCATAGATGCAAGACAATGGATTATCAGAAGTTTTTGGTTCATCTTTCAAAGGTGGGTATTGAAGAAGAATGTATCATTCACATGAGGTGGGCAACGCATGGTTCTAAGTGTAGAAAGAACTGTCACCCGTTTGTCGAGAATGGCGTTTATTTTGCCCATAATGGCGTTTTGCCTATTCAGTCAGTAAATGATATGACAGACAGTGAAATCTTCTTCAAAAGCCAAGTTTACCCCCTTGTAATGAAATACGGGTATGAATCGAAAGTGACAGAATCCATGATGATGGCTGCCGCTGGCAGTTCTAAGTTCGCCATGATGTACAAAGGAAAAGTAAAGCTGTATGGCGATTACACGAAATTAAACGGTGTGTATTATTCTAATTTGAGATGGTTATGATAAAGAACATTTTAGAAAGCCTGAGAGAGAAAGTAGAAAGCGGTAAAATAACCCTTTCGGAAGCAGCTGTAAAGCTTTACAATGCAGGTTGGACTAATTTTATTGATATTGAAGTAACTAAGAGATTATTGAAACTATGAATGAGAAAGAAATCCTGCAAGAAATAATCGAGTGGCTGGGTAATGATACCAGCTACTTGTCTACAAGAACAGACTATGCCAGAGGGTATAAATCAGGTATAGAATGTGCAAAAGAAATTGTTGAAAGCATCATCAATAAACACGACCCTGATTTATTATCAAACAATTAGCAAATTGTTTCGTATGCGTTGAATCGTTATTCAAAATTGTCTTCATAATGGGGTATCTTTGTGATAAAGGTACTATCGCGGAATGGAGCAGATGGTTAGCTTACCACTTTGACTTGGTGGGGGTCACAGGTTCGAGTCCTGTTTCCGCAACTAACATTTAAACTTTACACGATTATGGAAATACTAACGCTTATCATCAAACAGAAGTTCTTTGACGAAATCTTGTCAGGCAAGAAAACACAAGAATTCAGAGAAATCAGGCCTACAACACAGAAGAAATACTGCCAGCTTGACGCTGATGGCTATTGTGTCGAGAAAGACGGTGTGTTACAGCCTAAGCATTACGATGCTATCCAGTTCTTTGTAGGCTACAATAAAGACAGAGCCAGCGCACTGGTAGAAGTCAAGGATGCAAAGATAGAGCTGTTTGAAGATGAAAATCACAATCTGATTGAATACACCTATCAGGGTGAGATATATCTGGCAGCACAGGTCGTTTATGACCTTGGCAGAATTATTGAAAAGCATGTTTAACCCTTTAAATTTTCGTTGAGTCAGAACAAACAGAAGCACATTTTCAACTGGTGGCTACCGTGGTGGCCGTAGAGGTTTGACTACAGAGAATGGTGGTCTCTCTCAGGGTGGCAGATTTATCACCCGAAGACAGCAGTATTATAATGTCCGCACAGGACTTGGTATGAGTGGCGGATAATGACACTGCAAGAAAGGACATACAGCCATATTGACCTCGTCAGACAGAATACTGACGGGGTTTTGCTGTTTCTGTCGCTGGGTAAGGATTCTTTGGTATTGCTGGACATGATCTACCCGAAGTTTGATAGAATAGTCTGCGTATTCATGTACTTTGTCAAAGGTTTAGAGCACATCGAAAGATGGATTGGATGGGTAAAAGCCAAATATCCGAAGATAGAGTTTGTTCAGGTACCCCACTGGAACCTTACCTACATTCTTCGCGGTGGCCTGTATTGTGTGCCAAACCACAAAGTGAAGCTTTTGAAGTTGGCCGATGTGGTGAAGGCCATGCAGCTCAGATATGGACTTTACTACACTTTCCTGGGCATGAAGAAGGCCGACGGCATGAACCGCCGCCTGATGCTGAAAGGCTATGAAGCCAACGGGTACGAGAACAACGGCATGTGCTATCCTCTGGCAGACTGGACGCAGAAAGACATTCTATCTTATATGAAACAGAACAGCCTTCCGGAGCCTGTCAGATATTCACTCAAAGCCAGTTCGGGTGTAGGCTTTAACTTGGATTGTATGCTATGGCTGGAGAAGAACTACCCGCAGGATTTACAGAGAATTTACAAGGTATTCCCGATGGCAGAAAGAATCCTTTGGGAACATAAACAAAAGCAATAGGTATGGAACTGAGCAAATACATAAAGAGTGAATCGGTAGAACTTAACCGTTCCGCCATCCACTTCGCAGATTATAACCCCCGCAAATTGTCTGAGGAATCCCGTAAGACATTGAAGCGGGGTATTAAGAAATTCGGGCTGGTTGGAGGAATCGTAGTCAACAAGCGTACCGGATTAACCGTTGTTTCCGGCCACCAGCGTCTGAGCGTGATGGATGAACTACAGAAGTTTCCTGAAAACGACTACCGAATTCGCGTTGATGTCATTGACGTGGACGAGAAGCAGGAAAAGGAATTGAATATCCTGATGAACAATCCTAATGCACAGGGTTCATGGGACTATGATGCTTTGGCCCGGTTGGTTCCGAATATAGATTACCAGGATGCCGGATTAACTGCTGCTGATTTGAATATGATAGGCTGTGATTTCTTACTGCAGACAGAAGAAGAAAGTTCTATCGCTGATGCTTTGGAGGATATGATGGCTCCGGTAACCGAACAGAAAGAAGCTGAAAAGGCCGCAAAGCAGATGGAAAGAGCTGAAAAGGTAGCTCACATGAAAGAAGTAAAGCAGCAGGTGAAGAATGCAGCTCAGAAGCAGGCACAGGATATGGACGCTTATCTGATGCTTTCCTTTGACACGTTCGAAGCTAAGGCAGCCTTCTGTGAAAGGTTCGGTTACGACCCCTACTCCAAGTTTATCAAGGGTGAGGTATTCGATGAACAGATAGAAAGAATTGAATGACAACATGAAATTTTAGGAGGAAAGCCGAGTTAGAAGAAAAACATATAGCCAGTTGTATCAACAGTCAAGACGAATAATGTACAACGCCGGAAGGCAATACGGGCTTGGTACAGACAGACAAAGAAGTATAAGAGACAGAACGAAGTCGATAATGGAAAGATATGCGGCAAGGATAGACAGCTATTTCTCAAAGAGAGGAATTGATATTTATGGCAATAAGCCTGTATCTCGCCGCATTTATATGGGTAACAATAACGGATGATTGATTATGAAAAGTGAATCTCAAAAAAGCAAACATACAGGACGAAAGCCCAAATTCGATTACAAGAGTGAGGAGTTCCTCTCTCAGGTGGAGACGTATGCAAAAAAGGGATTCACGGACAGAGAAATCGCTTTTGCGTTAGGCCTGGCTCCCCAGACGTTCTGTGAGAAGAAGAATGAGCACTCTGAATTATGCGAAGTATTAGCGCGCGGGCGTGCGACCATCACTGCAGCTGTACGTGCCAAGTTCCTTGCTGTAGCTTTGGGTGGTATCAAGACAAAAAGCACTGTAGTAAGGAAGCTGAAAGACCAGGACGGAAACCTGACCGGCGAAGAAGAGCTTCAGGTAAGTGAAAGCGAGCTGGCTCCCAACCTTCAGGCAATGTCTGTCTGGCTGTATCATCACGACGATGAATGGAGGAAGGTTGAACGTCGTCAGGACGAAGACGCAGATATTCCAAAGGATATTGACCACGGAATTTCTATCGACTCATGGATTAAAGACAAACTGAAATGATTGTACCCCAAGCGATATATCATCCGTTATACACCGATAGCGAGAAATTTATCATTCTCATTACCGGTGGCCGTGGATCGGGGAAGTCTTTCAACGCTTCTACCTTCATTGAGCGTCTGACATTCGAAATGACTCCCACAGAGAAGATAGTCCACCAGATTCTTTATACCCGTTACACGATGGTATCTGCCGGGATGTCTATCATTCCAGAGATGATGGAAAAGATAGATTTGGATGGAACAACGAAGTATTTCAAGACCACCAAAACCGATATTGTAAACCGGATGACCGGCAGTCGTATCATGTTCCGTGGTATCAAAACATCTTCCGGGAATCAGACGGCCAAGCTGAAATCAATCCAGGGTATCACCACCTTTGTCTGTGATGAAGCAGAGGAATGGACCAGTGAGGAAGAGTTTGACAAGATTATGCTCTCCATCCGTAAGAAGGGAATTCAGAACCGGATTATCATCATAATGAATCCCTGTGACTCCAATCACTTCATCTACAAGAAATACATCGAGAATCCCCACCGGCTGGTGGAGATTGACGGCGTACCGGTTCAAGTCTCAACTCATCCGAATGTACTTCATATCCATACGACTTACTTCGACAATATCGAGAACCTTTCTCCTGAGTTCCTGAGAGAAGTTAAGGAAATGAAAGAGAAGAATCCGGAGAAGTACGCTCATGTGGTTATCGGTCGATGGGCAGACGTGGCCGAAGGTGCCGTGTTCAAGAAATGGGGTATCGTGGATGAGTTCCCCATGTGGTGCAAGAAGGTGGCTATTGGACAGGACTTTGGTTATACCAATGACCCATCAGCTACCATTCGCTGTGGCATCATTGACAATGCGCTGTATCTGGATGAAGTGGATTATAGAACTGGATTATTATCTGGGGATATTATAAAGACGCTACGCCCGTGGAATTTGAGAGTGATTGCCGACAGTGCGGACCCGCGACTCATTCAGGAGATTCATAACGGGGGGATTAAAATATATGCGGTAGAGAAAGGGCAAGGTTCTGTCAACGCCGGTATTGACAAGATGCAGGGAATGGAAATATTCATTACCAAGCGTTCTTATAACCTTCAACGGGAGTTCAGAAACTATGTATGGGCAAAGGATAAGGATGGAAACTACATCAACGAACCTGAAGACCATGATAATCATGGCATAGATGCTGCACGCTACTATGTGCTGGGAGAACTTCTCGGTAGAATTATGAAACCCAAAGACGTTTCAGGAATATTTGGACATTAAACTTTAAGATATGACTATAGAAGAAATTTTAGCTATGCCGGAAGTAGAGAAAAAAATCTACTATTTGAAGAAAGGACGAAAGACTGAGCAACCAAACGCTCACGCTCTTTATAATGACTGGAATCCGAACAAGCACGAGATAGTGATAGATGAAGAGAAATACCCGAAAATCAAAATCACGACCCAGCCTGAGAAACGAATTACAGACCCGACAACCGGGAAAGAATATATTGAGCCGGCAGTAAGGAAAGAAGTTGACCCGAACAGGATTGCTCTTCCTCTCGAGCAGGACATCGTGAACATTCAGACTGCCTTCACCGTGGGAACAGAACCGGTCCTTGATTGCCAGCCGGATGAATCGGAGGAGAATCTTCTTTCGGCCTTGAAGCAGGTGTTCAAGAAAAACAAGTTGAAATACCAGAACAAGAAAGTAGTCCGGGCATGGCTGGCCGAGCAGGAAGTGGCCGAATACTGGTATGTGGTGAAGGATGACGGCTTCTGGGAAAAGCTCAAACGAAAGATTTCAGGAATCTTCGGCAAGTCAAAGCCTGAGTACCGTCTGAAGAGTGCCATCTGGTCTCCGTTCCGTGGAGACAAGCTCTACCCTTTCTTCAATGACCAGGGGGATTTGGTGGCCTTATCCCGTGAATACAAGAAAAAAGACCTGAACGATGTAGAGATTACCTGTTTCATGACCATTACCAAAGACATGGTTTACCAGTGGGAGCTAACGAGCAGCTGGTCAGACAAAGGTTCATTTGCTCATGGATTCAAGAAGATGCCGGTGATTTATATGTACCGTCCGGAAGCGTACTGTGAGAAGATAAAGAGCCTCCGTGTAAGACTGGAGAAACTTCTTTCAAACTATGCAGACTGTATCGACTACCACTTCTTCCCTATCCTCATGCTTTTTGGTAACGTGGAGAACTTCTCTGGTGAGTTCAAGAATCGTGTTGTCGAGCTGACCGGCCAGGGAGCAAATGCCCAGTATCTTACCTGGTCACAGGTACCAGATACTGTCAAGTTCGAGGTAGAAACCTTGCTGAGCCAGATATACGGACTGACCAATACACCCAGAATCTCTTTTGACTCCCTGAAAGGTACAGGTAACGCCGTTTCCGGTGTGACTTTCGACTATGTGTTCATGTCCACCCACCTTAATGTAGAAAATCTAAACGAAACTGTCGGCGAGTTCATGCAACGACGTGTAAATTTCCTTGTCTCTGCGTTGGGTTCCGTGAATTCCACCCTAGAAGAAGCCTCCGAGACTATTGATGTGGATGTGCAGATGCAGCCGTATAAGCTGGAGGACATCAAAGACAAGATAGACACAGCTATCAAGGCCAAGGACGGTGAAATCTGGTCTCAACAGCGGGCCATTACCTTTGTGGGGAACGTGGATGCAGTTCTGGATGAGATTGAAGCCATCAAAGAAGAGCAGGCTGAGAAACAGAAGAACGACATCGAGAAGCAGAAACAGCTTTCCTCTCTTAAAAGTTCCAGCAGTAAATCTGAAAAATAGAACAACCCAGTCAGAATATTTACGGGGATAATACAAAACAGAATGATATAAATCTAAAATATTGACTAATTGAATAGCGGTATCTTTCGAGGTATCGCTATTTTCTTTATCATAGTAAAAACATGAATACTTCTTTGTAATTATTCGTTATTTTACTATATTTGCATCGTAATTAAGTCTTAAACGCTATGAGCTACAAATCAGTTAAAGACGTTGTAACGCTGCTTACTGAAAATGGCTTTTGGTTCGTGAGGCAGAAAGGCAGTCACATGGTTTACACTGATGGTAGCCATGTAGTGATTGTCCCAGACCACGGCAAGAAAGGCGTTGAGAAAGGCACTTATTACAACATTCTGAGGCAAGCGGGGCTAAAATAGCCCGCCTCTTTTGTTTAACGATAAAAAGGAGGTCAGTATGAAAACCGTAGAAGTGATTGTAGAACATGCAGGAAATAATCTTAGTGCCTATATTGAAGGTGCTCCGGTGATTACTGTCGGTAACGACGTGAAGGAAATCGAAAAGAACATGAAGGAGGCTGTTGAACTTTACCTGGAGTCATGCAAGGAAATGAACATCGCTCCAGTGGAAGTATTGCAGGGAGAGTTCACTTTGAAGTTTAAGATAGATGCTGCCACTTTCATCAACTATTACAGCAGCATCTTTACCAAAGCCGCTCTGAGCCGGATAACCGGAATTAATGAACGTCAGTTATGGCATTATGCTGCTGGAGTACACAAACCACGTAAACAGCAATTGGAGAAGATTCAAAAAGGTATTAACGCACTGACAGAAGAATTGGCAGCTATAAACTTGTTGTGATATTGTTAAAAAATGGCAACTTATATTTACATTGATGATACAGGTAATGCACAACACAGGAGTGGATTCAAATATGATACCTCTAAATCGGCTTCTTGGTGTGCTATAATATTGAATGAAAAGCAATATGATTCTGCACTTAAATTCATGAATTACATGTCAAATGAACTTCAAAAACAATTGGATATGGATGAATTTCATTTTGCAGACATATTTTCAGCTAAAGATATATATAGAAACGTTGAAAATAGATTTGATATTTTTAAAGACTTTTCTCGTTTCTCTGCGTTAGAACAATATATTGTTATACTTCAAAGTTTTGGAGAAGATGACTATAAGCGTAATAAAATAGAAAAGACCAATACTGTAATTGATGGGTTTAAACTATATGAATATTCTGATTTCGCCTTATTTATTCTATTATTAAGAATCAAAGATTATTTGAGTTCAAATCTATCTTATACAAAACCATATAAAATAGTAATAGATGAAGGCAGGTATAAAAATAATTCATACCAGGACTGTTTAATTTTTGGAGATTTATTAGAAAATAAAAAAATCTTATACAAATCTTCAAAAGAAGAAAAGTTACTACAATTAGCGGATTTTACAGCTTTTACTTTAAATCGTTGCACTTGGTTAAATATGAAAGATAACCTAAGTGTATATGATAAGGACTTTCTTCAAATTGCTTCTGATGCTAATTTTAATGCTCCTTTTTTACGTAAGATGGGCTTGCGTATTGATAGTAATAGGAAACAGATATATGAAAAACTATTAGATATTGCAAATAATAAAAATCAAACACTATCTAAAGAAAACCTAGATGATTTTGTCAGCAAGCTCATAAATAAACAATAAATTACGAGCGTGATTATTTTGGTAGTCACGCTTTCTTTTTGCCTAAAAACGAACATTTCCCCAATTGTTTCGTATCGTTAGCCTTAAAATTTCTCCTTCCCTTTCTCTATAAGTAAATTTACCGTATGAAATTATTAATCAAACTCATACGGTATGACAATCTTTGAACAAATCTTGGCAGGACTGCAACAGAAATTCGCTGGGGTGGACACTGCTACACTCACCCGTATAGCCACAAAAAAGGCAGAGGGTATAACGGACGAGACGAAGGTAAACTCCATCGTGGAGGGTATCTCATTTCAAGACGTGTTGACTTCATACGGCGATTTCCGTGCTGGGGATGCTCGAATCACTGCAGTTGCAAACTATGAGAAGAAGCATAACCTTAAAGACGGGAAACCAATCGAGAATCCGAAACCAGAACCACCGAAACCCAACGACCCTCCAAAGCCCCAGGAGACAGACATCGCAAAGATGATTGCCGATGGCATCGCCGCCGGTATCAAGCCGTTTGCCGACAAGCTGGCCAAAATGGAGGAAAATGAAGCGCAGGCGCAGCGTAATTCTCAGATTTCAGTAGTGGCGAAGAAGTACGGTATTCCCGAATTTATGCTGAAAGACCGCAACATTCCTGAAAACACGGACTTGGACACTTATTTCAAGGACATGAAGCAGGATATGTCTAACAACGGGTTTCAGTTCTCCAAAGCTCCTGAAACTGCCGAACAGAAGCAGGAGAAGGAAGCGAGCGAGTTCGCCAAAATGATTGAGGCGGACACAAAATCTATTGTCGAACAACAAAACAAGTAATTTATGTCAGCAGGATTTAAGTACAACATTGAGCCTGAGCCGTCCATCGAGGAACGCTATGACGTTTCCACCGGTGTAAGACGTAGAGGCCCTTACAAGCTGGAGACGACCAACCTTGTCGCTGGTTCGTTTCTTCCATCCTTCACTCCGATTGCCGCTGATTTGGTAAAGAAAACCGCCCAGGTGGCCATCCGTGTAGAAGTCTATGAAAAATTTACCACCGGTTCCAATACCACATTGAAAATCAAGAAAAACTCTTTGGCTTATGTGGGTATGCATCTGGGTAATGGTTCTCATGGAGCTACCATCAACAGTATTGACAAATCAAACAAAGCTTTCGATAAGTTGACACTGGCTGCCGACTTTGGCGAAACAGTGGAAGCTGGTACCGTACTCTATGAAGCTACAGCTGTAAGCGGTACTACTCCAAAGGTAGTTGCTAACTCAGCTTTGTACGGAAGAGTACAAGTAGAAGAAGGCATTGTATTAGTTGCTCTTTTGATGCGAGCATTCGAGATTGAGCCTACTAAGTTGGCTATGCCTTTCTCTGACATTGATAAGGCTAACATGCCGCATTTCCAGTTCAACGCTACAGGTGTGCAATCCCCGGCTGGTGTTTCGTATGAACTGCCAGAAGCTTCTGATTCTGTGATGGGAGGTATTCAGTTGGGATTCTCTCAAAGCGGAAAGAAATATCCAGTAGCATTGGAAGGTGGAAAGGCGTATGTAGAAGTACCTTGGACAGACAATAATACTACCTATCAGTCAGCTAACTCAAGTACTTTGGGATTGGTAAAGCAGGGTGCAAAAGTTGATGATGCAGAAGGTGGTGATGAGAAGGATAAAATTAATGCTCTTCTAGCATCATTGAGAGCTGCAGGTATTATCGCAAGCAAATAAAGAAAGGAGGACTAATATATGATGCTAACTATTCATACTCTGTTTAACGACCCCAATATCGTAAACGCCGTTATCCAGCGCGTCCTTCAGACTCGTAAGGATACTATCTACTGGCAGCAGTACCTTGATTTCCGTAGAACGACTACCCGTGTGTTCAAGGACTACATCGGTCAGGTTACTGGCGTGATGGCCGGTTCTATCAATTCTCGTTATGGCGAAAAACCTATCCGTGAACGCCGGAATATCGGCTCAGGATATGGTGAAATCGCTTATCTTGGCGATGCTTACCAAATTTCCATTGACCGCTTGTCTGAGCTTAAGGACTTGATTGACAAGTTCAATGCAGCTAAACCTGCCGACCAGGTAGCAGCCATGCAGGAAATTGTGAACTTCATCTACGACGATTACCGCCAGGTACTTTTAGCAGCTCACAAGCGCATGGATATTATCGTAGGTTCACTTCTGATGACCGGAGAAGCAACAGTCAAGAACAAGGACGACAATGCCGGAGGCGTCGATCTTCTTAACATTGAATTGCCGTTCAAGTTCATCAAACCTGATACTGGTGCGAAGACGAATTTCATCACCTATTTGCAACAGCAGATTAACCTCCTGAAGCCAGATTACGGCAATTTCCAGAAGATGATTATGTCACGAGGAACTTTCGTAAAGAACATCATCGGCTCTGCCGAGTTCGGCGACAAGTTCAAGATGCAGCTTACCGCTAATGAGATGTATCTTTCAACTGGTTTGATTACCTCTCAACTGGCTTCCCAAGTGTTCACTGGCATTGGGCTTCCGGCCATTGAAATCAAGGAAGATTACGTAAAAGACCAGACCGGAAAGAACGTGCAAATTTACGCAGACGACCGTATCACCTTGCTTCCGCAGGATAAGGTTGGTTACATGCGTTTCCACACTCCGTACGAAGCAGTGGATGGCGTGCCAGGACGTAACTACACCCAAGCCGACGGTGATATGCTTATCTCCGGTTACAAGGACAAGAACGGACGTTATCTGGAATACACCGCTGAGTGGATTCCGCAGATTGCAAACCCGAACTTGATTGTAAACTTTGATTTGACAACAATGAACGCATGACAGTAAACGACTACATATCACAAAAGTTTCAGACCTTCGGCATCAACTTGTCGGAGGCTGACCTTTTGGAGATAAGTTTGTCTTCAGGGATAAGCGGAGAGGATGAGATGAACCAGTCAAACATCGGTCTCGTGTCGGTGGCTATGGTGAAGTTCATCCCCTCTCTCCTACTTCGTGCCGCTTCCATCAGCGAGAACGGCTTTTCTATGTCCTGGGACACCAAAGGCTTGAAGGAATACTACTCATTCTTGTGCAAGAAGTACGGCCTTGAAGACACGCTGTCAGATAAACCTAAAGTCAGATTCCTATGATATTTGCTCCACATACATTACAGGTTAAGGTTTTTACTCCGATGGAAACAGACGAGTTCGGCCGGCCCATTCCCGGAACAGGTGGCGAAGGCTGGCAGGACGTGTGTCGGTGCCGTTGTGACGATAATTCTACCAAAGAGTTTACTTCGGAGAATGGCAAGGTGTACCGACCGAATTACCATGTTGTCTGCGAGAAAAAAATCTCTTTGAAGGCTGGTGATGAAGTCAGATGTATGGATGGCGATAATATCAGGGGAACTGGCAAGGTTTACATGGTGAAGAATACGAATTATTTTGGTTACTCAGAAATATGGCTGTAAAGTTTGATTTTTCGGACATGGATAGCTTTTTTGAACAAGGTTATGCCGAGGTGAAAGCCGTTGAGGAGAAGGTTGGTAAAGAGGCTGTCGATTACGCTGTAAAGAATGGAAGCTATCAGAATCATACCGGAACACTCCGTAAGTCAAATAAGTATTCAGTTCAGGATGATGGACTGGAGTTGAGGAATGAAGCTGAATACGCTTCTTTCGTTGAATCCAAAGGTTACGAAGTCTTGACTGGTGCAGCCATATATGCTGAGAAACGATTGAAGGAGGAAATAAAATGATAGTAACCACCGACATAGCAAACATACTCTATCGTGATTGCCAGCCTTTCGGCATTGACATTGTTCCTCATGGCAAGAAGCTGACGGGACCGATGAAGTCCGAAAGGATTGTTATTCACTCTAAGAAACAGCAGCCGGGAACGTACTGGAAGAAATCCTTCGTTGAGGTGAATCTTTGTGTTCCTGACTTGAAAGAAGGTGAAGCCAACACCATCCGGCTGAACAAGCTGGAGAAACAGGCGCAAGAATTGTTTGACGGAGCGACCGGACGCTACGATGGTACCACCTATCATTATTTCATCGAGTCAATCGGAACTGAGGAGGACACATCCTTAAAGTGTCACTATGTGAATGTAAGAATTTTGTTTGAAGTTTTAAATGTGAAATAATATGGCAGAAGCAAAGAAAGTCACAGCCGCGAATATCAAGAAGCTTTGGTATGGCGAAACTAGCGAGATTACCGCAGATTTGACAGGGCAAGCCTTGCATACTCTTTTGCAGGGTGAAACCTTGAAAGAAATCAAGAATATCCATCAGGATACATGGACGATTGAAGAAGCGGAAGCAAGTCGTACAAACTACAAGAACCAGCTCACGAATCAGACCTACCGAAGTGATAAGGAAATGGGTGATGTTACTGTAAACTTCACTATTGGAGAATACGACTATCCTACTAAGAAAGACCTTATGGGTGGTGACATTATTAACACTGATAAGGGTTGGAAACGAGCAAGAGGCAAGGTAAACATTGAGAAGTTACTTGTTGCTTTGACTGATGATGACCAGTATTGTGTGATTCCCCGTGCTGACATCGGTGCACGTGAAGCCACAACAGACAAGGCTGTTGGTATTCCTGTAAGTGCGGTGGAGCTGGAACCACAAAATGCAGAAGTTGCACCGGAATACTGGTTTGACTCATCTGAAGTAACAGCAGGTGCTTAATGCCTATCCAATAGGTAGAGATTGAATTCCATAACAGGGGTGGGCTTTATGGCTTCACCCCTTAATTTTTATCTTTTATCAGAATGAATCAAGGAGCGAAAATAGTAACTGAATCCATTATCGGAAGTGATTTCAGAACGGTGTTTGTCGCTGGGAAAGCCTACACGCTCTACCCTCCTACTATCCACAAGCTGGCCGGGGCAATCTCCCATTTGTCAGGCGTACAAGAAGCAGACAATTTGAAAGAAGTTCTGCTCTCCCTGGGAGAAAGCGAGGCTTACAGCAAGGCTCTCTCCTGGCTGATAGCTGGTGACGAAAGTTTGAGCGAAGAACTGGCAAAAGGGACATACGAAGAGAATGTGGACGCATTGGATGAAGCACTCTCTATGATTGACTCAAAGGTTTTTCTCAAAGCTGTCAGCTTGGCGAGGAACGTAAGTCTGCTGGCAGCGAAACCGAGGTCGTAGGCAATGATACTCTTTTGGGACAGATTGCATCGTTCATGGAAAATCTGCATCTGTCATACCGGGAAGTGGTCTATGAGATACCATACAGGAATTTAGTATTAATGCAGCGTGACAAGCTCCATACAGTTACCGGAACCAAGGTTACAAAGGTGAAGGGTAAGGATATGGCTTCGCGCAGAAGAAGAAATAAATAACAAATATGCCAAAGTTAGTGTTTAAAGTGTCGAGTGACTACCAAGAGGTGATTCGACTGAGACAGGAATGTGAGAAGCTGGAAGCTCAGCTCAAGAAGATGGACGTAAACAAATCCCCTGCAGCTGCAAAGGCTTTAGAAACGCAACTGGCATCCACCCGTCAGCAGATGATGGGACTGGTAACTGAGGCGGCTAAGGCAGGGGCTGTGATGGAAAATGATTTGAAGAAAAAGCTTAATTCCGCATCAAAGGCCTCCGATGAGCTGACGGAGGAAATCATCAAACAAAGGAAAATTATCCGTGATACACAGGATGATGTCAGAAGACTGTCTGATGAATATTCAAAGATGGGTAAGTATTCTCCTAATTCAAAAGCTAAATTAGCTGAATTGAATGCAGCTAAAGCAGCCTTGAACGAGCAGAGATATTCCCTTGGCGAATTACAGGACCAGCAGGCCAGAAACAGACTCGAAGTGCGGAAACTCACAAGAGAATACAAGGAGTTTGCCAGTGGAACGAACAACGCTGATGAGATAGTAAAATCACTGACGGATTCTTTAAAGCGTACAGCTGCTGAAATCGGTGGACTGGTGGCGGTAAAGAGATTCGGCTCCGATGTGATTGAAGCAACCGGAAAGATGCAGCAGTTACAGGTAGCTCTTTCAACAATCCTTCAGGACAAATCGAAAGCGGACCAACTCATCGCCGATATTGTTCAGTTCGCAGCCAAAACACCGTTCAATCTTGACGATGTAGCGACCGGAGCAAAACAGCTTTTGGCATACGGTTCTTCTGCCGATAATGTAGTAAATGAACTTTCTATGCTTGGAGATGTGGCTTCCGGACTACAGATACCTATCGGTCAACTTATTTATCTGTATGGAACACTAAGAACGCAAGGAAGAGCCATGACAGTAGACATCCGTCAATTCGCCGGACGAGGTATTCCAATCTACGAAGAACTGGCCAAGGTATTAGGAGTTTCCAAAGACCAGGTAGGTGAACTTGTGAAGGAAGGTAAGGTCGGCTTTAAGGAGGTCGAACAGGCCTTCAAAAATATGACATCCGAAGGAGGAAAGTTTGCCAACCTTATGGAAAGTTCCGCTGGGACGTGGCCCCAGCGACTGTCGAATATCGAAGATACCCTCTTCCAGAAAATGAATGAGTTCGGGAACAAGTATAAGGAGGTTTTCGAGTTTGGAATCGGTACAGCAGAGGACTTGGTGGAAAGTCTTGATGATGTGTTGTCTGTCATGGGCGGACTGATTGCAGCTTACGGAACGTACAAGGCCGCGTTGATTACCGCGGCCGTAGCGCAGAAGGCGGTCGGATTCGTTGAAAGTATCCGTCTGATTGGAATGTACAGAAAGGAATTGGGACTAGCCACCGCCGCACAACAGGCTTTCAATGTCGCTTCGAAATCCAATGTGTATGTCACTCTGTTGGCAGCACTGGTAGGAATAGGTACGGCGGTTTACATGTTCACCAAAAGAACCAATGAAGCTACTGCAGCACAGGAGACACTTAATTCGGTAAACAAAAAGACCGATGAGGAATTTTCCAAGCAGGCGGCAACAGTTGACAGGTTGTCTGGCATATTGAAAAGTGAAACTTCATCCATTGACCAGAAAAAGAAAGCTTTGTCTGATTTGCAGACCATCATTCCTTCTTACAATGCCAGTCTTGATGAAGAGGGCCGACTGATAAACAACAACACTGAGGCCATTAAATCCTATCTTACACAATTGGAAAAGCAGATACGGATGAAGGCTGCTCAGGAAGAACTGGAGGAACTGTATCGCAAAAAACGGACTCAAGAAAAGCAGCAGAAAGTCGCTACGGATAATTACAATGAGGCAAAATCCTTATACAATTCATCTGTAACAATGACTGGAAGCGCATTACAGAACAGAGGAATCAATACAAGTGTGGCCGTGTTCTCTCAAAATAGTGCAGTAAACAATCAGCTCAAAGATAGTGCGAATAAGGCCAAGAAAGAATTGGATTCCGTAAACAAGGAATTAGGCGAAACGGTTTCCGCCATCACAGAACTGGAAAAAGAAATTGAGAAATCGTCTTTATCCGATAATAAAGAATCCCCACAGTCTTCCATATCCAAAGAAGTTGAAAATGCTACCAAACATATCAAGACACTCAAACAAGAGATTGCCGACCTTCGTAGCGGAAAATTACAAGCAGAAGCCGGTAAAACCGTAGAATCTGCTATCAAGGCAAAGGAAAAAGAGTTGCAGAGTGCAGAAAAAACCTTGGAAACACTTACTGGTGTCAGCCACAAATCAGAAAACAAGAAGGTCGTAGATAATCAGCAAAATTTTTCTGATGAACTTCTACAACTCATAAGAGCTAATCAGCAGGAAGAAATCAACCTGATGGAAGAAGGTTCTGAAAAGAAACGTAGACAGATTGAACTGGATTACCAGAAAGAGATTGATGCTTACAATAAGGCTAAAGCTAAATATGGTGAGATTGATGAAGTGAAAGTGATGAAATCCAATGCAGAAGCAAAGCGTAATAAGTCTTTCTATGAAGTAGATATTGAATCGCTTCAAGCTGAAAAGGATGCACTAAATTCTTATCTTCAGGAATATGGCACGTTCCAACAACGCAAATATGCTATTTCTCAGGAATACGCAAATAAGATAGCTAAAGCTCAAACAGATGCAGAAAAACTTAAATTATCAAGAGATAGGGATAGTAAGTTAGCTGCTATAGAGTCAGAAGCTTTAAAGGCAAATATTGACTGGCAGACGGTATTTGGCGAGTTTGGAGGAATGTTCTCTGAAATGATAAAACCCGCTCTTGAAGATGCCAGAAAATACATGCAAACTGATGAATTTAAGAACTCCGATGCTGCAAGCCAGCAAGCGATAATTGATGCAATTAATCAGATGGAGAAATCCCTTGGGGGTTCTGGTGTACTGAACTTTAGAAAGTTAGGAGAAGAAGTAAAGGCATATCAAGATGCTATGTTAAGGCTAAATTATGCAAAAGCCGAAGAAATAGAAGCTATAGAAACGTTGAAAAAGGCTCAGGAGGAATATGAAAAAGCGTTGAAAAATGGAACTGAGTCAGAAAAACAGTTAGCAAAAGAGGCTTTAGATATAGCTCAAACAAACGCCAATGCAGCCTCTGAAAATGTTCAGATTCAGACAAATTTAGTAAACGAATCACAAAGGCAAGTATCCGATACATCAGGAAAATTAAATGCAAGCATGGATAATGTTATTGAAGGGTTCCAGAAAATTACATCCGGTAGCCTGTCTTCTATATATACCGGATTGATACAAGCTGGGAAAGGTATAGGTGGTGCCATTTCTAAAGTCTCAAAGTCGTTAGAGAGCATTCCTATTATAGGCTGGATTGTATCAATTATCGATGTTTTTAAAGACGGGTTAAGCGTTGTGGTTGGTGGTATTCTTGATGCGGTTTTTAATGCGGTATCCGGTATAATAGGTGATATTCTATCAGGAGATTTATTTGTAACGATAGGTAAATCTTTAGCAAAAGGAATAGGGAGTATATTTGATGCAATATCCTTTGGTGGATTCAGCAAACTATTCGGTATTGGAGGAAACGAAAAAGAGGTGCAGGATACCATTAACAGACTCACAGACAGAAATGAGAAGCTGCAGTCTGCCATCGAATCACTTACAGAGGAAATGAAGTCCAGCAAGGGAAGTGAGAAATCCGTAGCAGAGTACAATAAAGCTATTAAGTATCAGGAGGAATATAATAAGAATGTTCTTGCAAAAGCACAGGCCAATGCGGGCTATCACAGCAGCCATCATAGCTGGGCATATTACATGGGATGGTCTGAAAGTGACATACAATGGATTCGTGAAAATGTCATGGCAGAGTTCACAGGTACAGATTCCTTGTGGCAGATGTCTCCGGAACAGATGGACTTATTACGTCAGAATGTGGACTTGTGGCAGAAAATGGCCGATTCAGGGAAAGGAGGCTATGGGAATGGTGTCGTTGATGCACTAGGTGAATATGCAAATCTGGCCGGAAACCTCGAAGAACTGAAGGAGGGACTTTTCGAACAGCTTACAGGAATAAGTTTTGATTCCATGTATGACAGTTTCATCGATACCCTTATGGATATGGATGCATCGGCGGAAGATTTTGCGGATAACCTATCCGAATACTTTATGCGTGCCATGCTTTCAGACAAAATCGGTAATATATACAGCCAGAAACTTGAAGACTGGTGGAACAGATTCGGTGAAAGTATGAAGGACGGAAACCTGAGTGAGAGTGAACGCAATTCACTTCAAAACGAATATATGGAGTACGTGAATGAGGCATTGAAACTACGGGATGAACTTGCCGCAGTTACCGGATATGATAAGACAGGTAGCAGTTCCCAGCAGTCGGCTTCCAGCCGTGGATTCGGTATGGAAATGACGCACGAGGATGCCGGAGAACTGAGCGGTCGGTTCACTGCCGTGTATGAGTCCAATCTTAGGATAGAGACAGCAGAGCAGCAACAGACAGTAGCTATTACCGAACTGCGAGGTTCCATCAGTGCCTTGACATCACAAGTGACCGGCCTATACAACATTGCCGACGAGACACGTACCATCCTGGCCAATTCCTATCTGGAGTTACAGCAAATCAGAGAGAATACTGAAGACTCAGCCAAATACTTGAAAGATATTAAGGCAGATATTTCAGAAGTAAAACGCAATACATCAAGATTATGACAGGAGATTTATTTATTAACGGAAAAGATGCCTGGAGCACATGGGGTGTACGCATGGGGAACGGTTTTCTCGATGCTATCGACGGATTCAACCAGATGAAAGATTACATCGAAGATGAGAGCCGGCTGGAACACGGTAAGCGAATGATAACCGACAATGCAAAAGTAGACTCTCGTGAAATCACTCTCCAGTTCACCATAGAAGGAGACTCAGAAGGAGACTACCGGACAAAGAAGAAAGCCTTTCAGACAGAACTTGAAAAAGGTGCCGTAAACATCAAAATCCCAACTCTTGGGAGCGAAGTCTACAAGCTGGTTTACCTGGGGAAAAACATCTCTTACGGGTTGAGTATTGACAGGTGTTTCGGTAAGGTTTCAAGTAAGTTTTGCGAACCGAATCCCATGGACAGAAGCGAATAACGAACATTTCCTTTATTGTTTCAAATGGAAGTCCGGATTTTTAGGGCTTCCATTTTCTATTTATGAACTTTGGGGATATGATTGAAATTAAGGACATATCCGGAAAGACAAGGTTCTCCACCCCTATCAACAAAGGGGCAAAAGGAAAGTTTACACTGATGAAAGAGGACTACATAATCCTTCCTTTCTCGGTGCCCTCTCCCATTCCGTTCAAAATTGGTGATTATGTTGACCTAGCTGGAGCGTTGGATGAATCGCTTGGCGGAAAGCTGGCTAAAATCTACGAGATTACCGACATTCAGAAACCAACCTACAACACTTCTACTGGGGGATATGATTACGAATTAAAACTGGATGCCTACTACTGGAAGTGGAAGAACAAGGTTTTCAAATATACCCCGGAACATGCAGGCAGCGAAGCGTCATGGTCGCTAACTGCAGCTCTCGACGTGCAGTTAGGCGTATTCCTCCGCAACCTGAAAGCGTTGGGGTATACCTACCGAGGAACAGATTTCACATTCAGCATAGACGATACTGTAGAGAATAAGGCAGTGGCGATGACCTACGACAACATAAACCTGTTGGATGCTTTGTTTTCTATGGCGGGTGATGATAAGTGGAACTGTGATTGCTGGATAACGGACAACGTGATTCATTTTGGGCGAAATGAGTTCGGAGATGCCGTTAAAATCGAGCGTGGTGTCGAAGCGTCGGCCATCACCCGCAGCGAAAGTCAGGGCACTTATGCCACCCGCATCTATGCGTTTGGCTCAACAAAGAATATCCCTACGAACTACCGTCCGACTGACGAGCAGGCCGTGGTGAACGGTGTAGTCCAGAAGCGGCTTATGCTCCCTTCTGGAACCCCTTACATTGACGCATATGAAGGAATGTCGCAGGAAGAAGCCATCGAGGACGTGGTTGTTTTCGACGATGTTTATCCCCGTCGGGTAGGTACTCTATCTGATGTGCACACTCGTACCGAGGAAGTGGACAACGAGGACGGCACGAAAGAAACCATTACCTATTACCGCTACAAGGATACCGAGCTTGAGTTCAAGGAAGAATATATCATCGAAGGACAGGAGCTTCAGGTAACATTCCAATCTGGTAAACTGAACGGCATGGTATTTGGTGTTATCTTCAACCCCACCCCGAAGGACGAAACGCGTGGTAATCAGCTATGGGAGATTGTGAGGAACGAAAACTATGGCCGTCCTCTACCCGATGAGATGATGTATCCTGCCAATGGTGACGAATATGTTCTTTCCGGATTTGACATCCAACTTGTTTCCGACCAGTATATCCCTGCCGCAGAAGAAGAGCTGAAAGAGAAAGCACAGAAGTACGCCGACAAGGTGAAGAAGGACGATGGCACCTACCCTACTACCTTAATGAGCACTTGGGTACACGAAGACCCAATTTCACGTATATTCGAGTTTGGCCAACGTATCAATCTCGTTGACGACACCTACTTCGAAAACGGGCGTATCTCTCGTGTTTTGGGTTGGGAAATGAATCTGGATATTCCTTGGGACAGCCCAGTCTATACCATCGGTGAAAGTATGCCCTACTCACGCATCGGTGAAATTGAGGATAAGGTGGATTCCTTGACTTACAAAGGACAGAGCTATAACGGGAATGGTAATGGAGTATATGTTATTAGGGTGAATGATTCAACTACCCCTAGTGACAGTAATGTATTTTCTGCATTAAAGTCGTTGAAGACGCTTCTTCGTAAAGACCAGTCAGACGGAACTAACTTCCTTCTTACCATCGGCGAGTTCATCGACTCTATGCTGGCCGGTAAAGGTACTGGTATCTTCCCGAACGGGCGTATACAGACGGACAGACTGGAGGTGCGTGGCTCGATGACGGTAATGGACTTAATCATCAACGAGATTCATGCCATGGCCGGGGAGTTCAACTTTTCGGACTGCGGGAAGATAGAGAAAGTTGAGTTCGTGTCTGAGAGTACTTATAAGCTTTGGATGGAGAAGGAGACTGAAACAGACATAACTAATCTTGATGAGCATGATATCCTGTATTCAATTGTTAATAATTTGCGTATCGGTGGAACAGATTATTATACGTCATGGATGCGAGTGTTGACTAAAAATGTCAATGATAATACTATTACTGTAGTCTTGTATCCGGATAGCGAAGTTCCTGGAGGAAGAAACTATCCGCCAGTTGCTCGATATAATCTTACCCGTAAAGGTAATGCTGTTGTTCCGGATGAAGGTGAAGTAAACGAGAGAGCGCAGTCATGGCTGTTATCCTCACGTGAGGGCAGAATAATGTTCTTAGCGAATGTGTATAAGCCTATACTTGAAGATTACAACTATGCTATTTCAATAGGAAAGTTCCCTCAGATAAAAGCAATAGAGAATCTTCCTATCTCTGACACAGATATGGGTATAATGGCTAAGACTATTGTATGTGAGCAGTTGTACCAATATGATTATAATGGAGATATAATTCCTAATAAAGTTGACCGCAGCGAATGGTCTCTATCCGTGGCGCAGTCGGAGCAGCCCTATCGCTTTATTCAACACGATAGACTTTATCCGGACGGACAGCACACGTTTACGGAACTGGAGCAGCATACCGTATATCACTACGGTTGCAAATGGGGCTGTATCGTAGACAAGACGCTGGACGAACCTGTGTGGAACTCGCCATCATGGGTGCTGCTTGAAGGGGACAAAAACTATCACCTTGAATTCGAGAGTTCGAACGGCTGGCAGTTCTTCCTGTCGCAGGTCAATACGGATGTCACAGCCGTAGTTAGTTACGGAAACCGTGACATCACGAACGTGCTGATGGCGACAGAAGGCGTAGAGGTGGAATGGCTGCGTGATACGGGGAATGTTCCTTCTGATAACAGCTGGAAGCCGACCTATGTGGATTGGAAAAAGAATACTATTCACCTGTCTGTATCTGACATGGGAAGCGGATGGGGATATGAGTATCGGAAAATCAGTTTCATCTGCCGTGTATTTATTCCGGTCGGAGAAGACTTTAAAACAATTGAAAATAGAATTAACATAAAAATATAATTATGGCAATAAAAACACAACAAAAAGACATTCCTGTACATGTAGACCCGATTTCCTTCATTGCAGACATAAAGGTGCTGAGTGGGAATATAGCACAGACCTACAATCAGGATACCAAAGAGTATGAGCCGGACAGGTCTGTCGTTCCATGCCTGTTGATGCCATACGTGGTGGTGTCTGACCCTGAAAAGATGATGTCAGGAGAACGGGCAGTGACAGGTGTGGAATGGTATGAAGGTGCCCCGAAGGCCGACGGTAGCAACCGTATTGCCAACGGTGACAATTATGTTATCTCCGATGAAGGCACACCGACCTATTCGCTGAAGGTAAAGAAGAATGTGCCGGTCAATTCTCCGATGCAGATATTCGCCGTATACACAATCACCGATACGCGCAAGAATACGGAGGTGAAGGTTGAACGGAGTATCAACCTATATACGTCTCTTTATGACGTGAAAAATTATTCGCTTCGAATAGACCAGCCGAAATCATTGACTATTGACCCGTTGCGTGAGAATGCGGACACTAGCGGTAGATGGATGCATACCATTAGCGCACAGCTGTATTCCGGGTTGCAGGCAATACCGGATGAGAATGCAGCATATTGGTGGCAAATTAACGAAAACAATTCCGGATGGCGTGACATCACGCAGGACGAGCTGGACATTTACATATCCGGAAAAGATTCTTCCGGAAACTGGACAAAAACATTGTCCTTTGATGCTCGTTTTATTCGCAACACATCATTCCGCTGCATGGCCCGCAACTTTGAGGGAACACGGCCGACCATGGCGGACGCCAGTCTCAGTGTCGTTTGCACGGTCAGTGTGAAGATGCCTAAGTCTCTTAATGTACAAATAAGGCAGATAGCTGGAGCTAAAGTAAATTCGTCAATGAACACGACCGTCAAGTTCGAGTGCGTGATTACCGACAACCGTCAGGTGGTTGGCACCGACAAGGACAAGTTTTTCTATATCACCTGGAAGGGGCATTCAGGTAAACCCGGAGTATCTGACAAAATAATCGGTTATGGGCGTACTATCAGCTTCATTCCATCATCGCTGGGATTTGACAAGTCATACGGTATGTCAATTTATGCCGAGGTTGGTATGTATGCGGTCACTGCACTGGTGACAAGCAACGGAAAGGTAATGGTAAATAATAACAAGGCCGTAACGGCCACAAAATATGAATAGTTATGGGTTATCTACTTGTAAAACCGGAAGTGCTCGAGAATAAGGGCATACAGTATTTTGAACGTATTCCAGACGGACGCGGCATCGTGGACTTCTCCATGCTGCGTGTGATTGGAAGCGTAGACAGTGTACAGATAATCGGATCAAAGAGAGAACTTGACAAGCTTGTGCAGGAGCAGAAAGAATCCGGTCTGTATGATACACCGACAATACTTCCTGAAATTGAAGGAAGTGAAGAAGTTGAAGGAAGTGATATTAACGAAAAAGGAGGTTTAGATGAATAAAGTGGAATCTGGGTTTTCGCTTATCGGACTGATGGACGGAACCACAATTAATGGATTTTTACGTGTGGAAGGAAATCCACTCGTGCAGCGATACAACAAGGGGACTAACCAGTTTATTCCGGATTTTGAATCGGACGGATTCCCAGAAGCAAGTCTTCCGGTCGCTGTACTTATCCTGCGTGATACGGCTTCCGGTACTGTAATGATACCACAGACAAGTAGTATTGAATGGAAATACAATGGTGTTGCATTGACATTCGGTTCTAACGGACTGTGCACGACCGACGGGTTGGAAGGTGTGTTCAAGAAGATAGACAGCCGTCCTACACAGATAGGAGATAGTTCTTATAACCTGCCTGCTATACAGGTGCTGAAGAACCTGGTGCCAATATCCGGCTACGACAATGACCGCCTGTCGGTAAGCGGTTCTGTGGAAGTAGGAGGCAATTCCGTGTCCTTCTCTGAAATCTCAAAGGAAGTAATCATCCAAGAGACGACAGGTAACGCTTTCTCTATGACCATCACTGATGACAAAGGGTTTTATCTTGTGAACGAGAATGATTCCCTGACAGCCAAGTGTACCATTTACAAGGATGGGAATGAAGTATCGGACTATTCCGGGGTAACCTTCAAGTGGGAAAAATTGCTGGGTACCGGTAACGTGGCCATGGGCACCGCCCGCACACAGGTTGTCACAAACTCCGATGTGGACAATGTGCTGCTGCTACGGTGTACGGCTACGATGGAAGGTGAATCCATATCTGAAACCGTCACCATCACAGATGTGTCAGACCCATACGAAGTGTATTTCGAAATCACCGGAATCACCGGCAACTGCATCCGGACAGGTGAGACAGCACTTGTGGCTCCGAAAGCCCGCCGAAGGAGTGATGGAAATAATGCGACGGTATCCTCATGGACTTGGAGCATCCGTGATAACACTGGAGCTGCTTTTACACTGACAGGTAAGAGCGGGGCGACATTCAATGCCGCAACGGCGAGTGTGAGTTATGAGGACATAAAAAGAGCAGGAATGGGTATTAGCGGCTCTGTGAGTGCTACAATTTGATTAGGTATGAAAGTTTCAGGAGAATTCAGTTTGATAGGAATACAGGATGCAACGGTGTACGAGTATTGTTACAAGGCAACATCCACCAATGTACGTCCTGGTACGCCTACATCAGCTGATACAGATGATGCGTTGCCTGATGGTTGGAATCGTGAGCAGATTGATGTATCTGCGGTAAATGCTTATGTCTGGAAATCTTCGCGATCTAAGACCGAAGGGCTTTCCTGGGGTAAATGGTCAAGCCCGGTGCTTGTAAGCAGATGGGCATCGGACGGTTTACAAGGATCGAAGGGAGCCCGCATGCGTATACGTGACTGGGCTGTAGGACTGGTCTTCATGCAAGGAAAGGAGGAAGAAGATTTCTATGATATAGTAATTTACCAATCCAAGTTGTACTTGTGCATCAAGTCGCACACAGCTTCAAATGGAAATAATCCGGTTACGTCAATCAGTGGTTATCTCGGGTATTGGGAGAGCGCGCAAGACTGGACTTTCGTCGCAACACGTCTGCTGCTTGCAGAGAAAATAAAAGCTTCACAAATTGATGCTGACGGACTTGTAGCTAAAAATGTAGATGTAACAGGTAAGATAACGGCTACTTCCGGAACATTTTCTAATTGCGTCTTTAACTCTCTACGTTCATCTGATAACAGCTTTGTTTATGACAGTAACGGACTGAGTATTTCAGCGGAATTTTCAATCACTGCAGGTAATTACACCTTGAAGCTTGAAAAACAGTATGCAGATTTTTTGATTACAGACAAGTCTGGCCGAAGTCTTGTACGTCTTGCAGCGTTCGATGATATTCAGGTCGCATCTCCTTCTTTACGATTATCACACCCGACATCAGGTAATAGTGCGGAGTTGAATGTGAGTTCATTGAAGCTTGGGAACGCATCTGGTGAGTTCGTATCACTTTCGACTACAGCTTTGCAATTCAGAAAAGGAGGTACTATATACGATGGTCATACTGGCTCGACGACATTTTACGACTTTAACGGAAATGGCACGCGCATGTACTTTTATTGTGGAATATTATACAAAATCGTGAGTGTATGAAAAAGATAAATTTTAAAACTCTAAGAATTCAGCTGACATTTGAGGGTGAACCCGTGGAAATGGATGTCAGGAAAATTGTAGGTAATATTATTAGACAAAACACATCTGATATCGGACTTGATGAATTGGCTCGTAAAATTTACTTCTCGGAAGGAGAAGTAGAAATACCGGATGAGTATGTAGGTCCTATATTACATATTTCCTCCACTTGCTTCAATGTGCCGCTCCAGCAGGCAATTAAAGAACAATTAAATTAGTTATTAATTAATAAAACAATAATTATGGAAACAATCGAATTTAACGAAGTAATTAAGCAGAATATAGAAGTTGTGGGAGGACTACTGCCGGAAGCTACCATGAATAAGAAAGGACTTATGAGTGCTGACTCTTATAATAATACACAAGTAAAAACAATCCCTAATAACACAACGAATGAATATTATGAAATAGCCGATATACCTCAAGGATGTTTTGCATGTATCGAGGTAAATGGCGCTGCATCTTCGGATTTTTTTATTGCTCGAATAATAGTTAACTACTCGTCGTCTAGCGGATTTAATTATAAGGTGCATTATTTATTGAATCAACAACCAGAATTGATAGGATTTTATACAGACGGAATTTCAAAATTATATGTGAACAGAAGAAAATCTTTCAATGGTGGAATTAAAGTTGTTAATACTACTAAGAGTTTTAGTCTTATAATGAAAAATACATCTTCTACTGAGGGTTTGATAGAAATAAAATAGGAGG